GCCCATGTCGGCGTTGTTGCTCGCGGTCAACGCCGCGATGCCGTTGCGCAAGCCCTTCGGGCGCGCGGCGTCCTCCGGGTTGGCGTCGAACAGCACTTCGTCGAGCATGCGGCCCGCGGCGCGGGTCAGGGTGTCTTCCACCAGCGCTTCGGCGTTGCTGCTTTCGATCATCTCCCGCGTCAGCACGGCGATGGCGGCGAGCTTGTGCGGGTTGAGGATGGCAGGCGATGCCGACAAGGCGCGCACCGGGATGGGCGCACCTTCGGCCACGAAGCCCGCATTGCCATACTCGGCGACGAAGCCGGGCGCGCTGACCGAGCCATAGCCCTCGAAGTTGATGACCAGGCTGTTGCGAAAAATCTCGGCGGCCGCCGACGCCGGGCCAAGCGCCTTGAGGTTGTCCACCACCAAGCGCTGCGCCAGCTCGGCCGCCCAGCCCGCCACTTGCGTCATGGCAGGCGCCACCGCGGCGCGCATCACCCGGTCGCTCGGGTAGCGCTCGGCCACCACGTCGGCGACCCGGCGCCCCTGCACTTGCGCAATGATTTGTGCCGTCACCAGGCGCACGAAGCTGTTGCCGTCCGGCAACGACAGCTCGGGCACGAACGGCTTGCCGGGCGGTGCCATGACCATGTTCATGTTGCGGTGCCCCTTCACGTTCTGTTGCAAGGTTGAAAGGCGGCGCCCCCGATAACAGGGATGAAATCAGAGGCGCCGCCTGGTGGACCGCCGGATGCGGCAGACCAACGACGGCCCACCGTTCGCCGCAGCGAGCGCTGCCGAGGTCGCCGCGGGGAAGCTACGGCCACTCCATCAGCCGCCAGGCGGTCGGCTGCACCTGGAAATCGCTGTCAATCTGCAAACGGTTGTTGACGCACCGCGCCAGATACACGTTGCCGTCATGGTCGATGACTTCGACGGTGCGGCCGTCGCGCGGGATGCTCTCGAGCGGATGCCACTCGGGCACCGCGTAGCCGTTGACCCGTTGTGTCTGTGCCACCATCTCACAGCACTCCGTTGAAAACCGCCAGCCACGCCGCGGCGAGCGTGCCGAGAATGGCGCCGATGATGATTTCCCAGCGCGGCAGCGCCGAGCGGCCATGAAAGCCAAGGTCAAGCGCTAAAGCAATCGCCAGCCCAAAAAAGAAAAAGAACAGCGGATGCATTCACCGCTTGCTGCGGCGGCGCGCATAGCGGCAAACCTTCGACGGCAGCTCGCTCATATTGCCTCAACGGTCCACTTGCGATTTTTGGCATAACCGCGCACGCGCCATTCCGACCAGCCCTGCATGATGTGGTTGCGCAAAATCGGCGCCACGCGCAGCACGCGACCGTGCTCATCAAGCACCACGCCAGCGCAGAAATATCTCGAGCGAATTTGCAACAGCGTCGGCGGCGGCGCCAGGTAACGCATGAACTCTATGCCGTACATGCGCGCGTCCGATTCCAGGGATGCAACGGATCCGTTGGGTAGCCGTCCTCGCCGATGTCTTGCTTGATGACGCCAGGGTCATTGTTGCGCTCGAGCCGAAACCACTTCGCCACAAGCTGCAAATGCCGCTGCCGCACCTCGCGCCGCGCCGGGTCCGCCATGATGCGGCGGTGCAGCTCTTTCCACGGCGGCACCAGCAACACCAGGTCGTCACGCTGCACGTTGAGCGCTTGCCGCCACCATTGCCGCAAGCTCTGCGACGGCGCCGTCAGCACGACCCACGCCACACGCTGCGGCGGTTCTTGCGCCAGCCTGGCCAGCCGCGCGTTGCGGTCGTCGAGCATATCGCCGATGACCCACGACGGCCGGTCGTAGCCGTAGCCGTACTCGCGCGCAATCAAGTCGAGATCAATAATGATATCGCCGGGCGCCGCGTGTTTCTTGACGTAGCTGGTCTTGCCCGCCGCCGGTGGCCCGCAAATCAGCCGGACCCGGCACGTTGGCCGCGGCAGCTCCGGGCGAATCTGTTCGGCAAAATCGCTCATCCAATCAGCGCCCCGATGTCCACCACCGCCATCCCGCGGTCGCGCGCGCGTAACCCCAACATCATCGCAAGCGCAACTGCGCCGTCAATCCGAAACCGGGCTTTTTCCTTGTCTAATTTGCGGTTGCCCTGCGGGTCCATCGTCGCCACCGCGTTGCTCATATTCCAGATGAGCACCGGGTTGCTGTCGTGCACAATCTGGTTCTCGAAGATGGCGTGCTCGAGCGCGTCAATGGCCGGTGCCATGTCCTTGTACGATTGCCCCCACGGCACCAACCGCAAACCCTCGCCACCGCGCGGCAGCTTGCCGAATTCCTGCGGCTCGGTCGTGTCCTTGTAGGTCTGCAAACCAATGCGGTCGAACTCACGTTGCAAATCGTCAATGCGCCAACGGTCAAACGCCATGCCGCGCACGGTGTATTTCGTCGTCAGCTCGGCAATGAACTTCGCAACAACCTGCCAATCAATGCTTCGACCCGGCGATGTCATCAGCCAGCCAGCGTCGCGCCATTGCACATATCGCTGGTTGCCCGAACCAAAGTCCTTGTTGGATTGCTCAACCAACAATGCTTCCGGTTTCCAGAAGAACGGCCTGACCTTGCACGGATCCGTCACCGACCCCATCACCACCGCGGTCAGGTCGATGACGCTCGACAAGTCAACACCAAGATAAACTTCCTCCTGCGGTTCGAACTCCACCTGGCCCGCACAACCCGCCCACTCGACACGCGAAATCAGAGTCGATGTCGGGTCCACTCTCTGGTTGAGAAAGAGATTGCGCACCTTCGGTTCCTCACTCGGAAGCCGAAGGGCTTTACGAATGCCTGAAACGAAGTCTTCCATGTCGCGGAACGTGCCCAGCGCCGGATTCGCGCGATACCATTCCGCCTCATCCTCAAGGTCGCAATCTTCCTTGGCCGCATGCAAGTGACAAACAATCGTCGGGTCCACACCAGCCAGGCCGTCGTCAATCAACTTCGACAGCACATGCTCGGGATCGTTGCTTTGCGTCGAGATGACAATGAACAGCGGTTCTTCACGCGCGCCGAAACTGGTGTCCAAAACGTCGTACAAATCGCGGCTCTTGGCTTGGGCGAGTTCGTCGTAAATCACCAAGGAAGGCGCAAATCCATGCTTGGTGCCCGCTTCCGCACTCACCGCGCGATAAATCGACATCGTGTCACGCGCCACCATTGTCTTGGTCGATGGCACCACATCAACCAAGTCGCGTAACTCGGGCTCGAGGTGCACCAACTGCTGCGCAAACTTGAACACGATGCTGGCCTGGTCGCGGTCGTTCGCCGCGCTGTAAATCTCGCCGTAAGTTTCCTTCTCCGGGCCAACCAGGTGCGCCAACGCTATCGCCGCAATCAATGCCGTCTTGCCGTTCTTCCTCGCCATCGAAAGAATGGCCCGGCGCACCGCACGGCGGCCATTTGGCAAGGTCGGCTCGTAAATGTCGCGAATGAATTGCTTCTGCCAGCGTTGCAGCTTGAACGGCTTGCCCTTGCCAATGCCCGAAGGAATCGTCAGCAGCTCTATGAACTCAATTACTCGCTTTGCGCGTCTCTTCCCCGCGGCGCTTCGCGTCACCTGACTGTTCGACCAAGTTGCCAAACTTGGATTTTTGACCAACAGCCTCCGGTCGGATGCGGGCTCGAGCTGCCGGTGTAAATCCGAATTCGATGGCATGACGCAACACCTGTTTGGACGCTTCGCGCTCTTGCGCTATCAACGGATTTGCGAGTCGGCGCGTCCCGCCACCGTGCGTCTTCTCTTCCTCAACGACCAAATCCCCGGCCTCAACGGCTTCCCTCAACGCCAAAACTAACCCTCTCCGCACCTCAACCGCGTAGCAATACCCGGCCAACGGTTCGAAATCGACGCGGCCCAATATCCCCATCTCCATCAAGCATTCTGTGACGCGATACCACTCCGCTTGACCAACTTCGCCTAGCCAATCGGGCGCCTGCGGCAGCTCGGTCACGCGCGGCACTTCGACTTCGGGCGGAATTGCACGTTGACCAGGATTGCCGCGAAGCCGCTTTATCGCCGCTGGAATCGGAACAGGTGCCGCCATTTGAACGCACTCGCTTTTCGACTGTGGCTAGGGGAAAATTCTTCTCGTACCTATGTCGCTTTATGGTTGCAGCGATTGAAATGGACC